CAAAAATGCTTATGGTGTTGGACCACAATCCGCTGGGGTTAATGCAACAACAATCAAGGCTGCACCGACAAGCGTAGAAGCCTTGGTATTATCTGGTGGCGGTGGCGGTGGTCAAGCAGTTGGTGGCGGCGGTAACGGTGGCGGTGGCGGTGGCGGTGGTTACAGAGTTGCCAGTGCATCTGTAACAACTGGAGTTGCATACACGATAACTGTTGGTGCTGGTGTTGCTCGTGCAACAAACGGCATTGCTTCATCTGCTGCTTTGGGCTCAACAGTTTCAAGTGGTGCTGGTGCTCTTGGTGCAAACGCTAACGGAAATGTCGGCGGTGCTGGTGGTGCTGGCGGTTCAGGCAGCACTGCAAATGGTGCTACTGGTGGAACTGGTGGAACTGGCGGTGGCAACGGTGGTGCAGGTGGCAACGGTGGCACTGGTACTGGTGGTGGGGCTGGTGGAACAGGTGGAAGTTCTGGTGCTGGTGGAAATGGTACTGCCAACACTGGTGGCGGCGGTGGCGGTGGTGGCTATTCTGCAGGTTTAGGCGGTTCTGGCGGTTCGGGCAAGGTCACTATTCGCTACTCTGACAGTTTCGCACTTGCTGTATCAACAACTGGTTCACCTACCATACAAACAACTGGTGGTCTTCATGTTTACACATTTAACGGTTCTGGGAGCATTACTTTCTAATGGCACACTTTGCTGAATTGGACAATGAATCAAAGGTAATTCGTATAATTGTTGTAAACAATAGCGAATTACTTGTTGACGGAATTGAATCTGAAGAAAAAGGTATTCAATTTTGTGAAGATTTGCTAGGTGGAACTTGGATTCAAACTAGTTACAACAACAATATTCGTAAACAATATGCTGGTGTTGGGTACACTTATGATTCTGTTAAAGACCAATTTGTGTTGCCACAGCCTTTCCCATCTTGGTCTTTGGATGCCAACAATGATTGGCAAGCACCAGAACAGAAACCAGAAGGTGATTTTTACTGGGATGAAAGTTCGTTATCGTGGCTTCCAGTTCCAGACGTTGGTTAATTTTTTTACCAGTAGCCTTACTGGCATTATGGTCTACCGTCGCAAAAGCAGACGCACTTGGAGATTGGACAGCATCTCAGTCATGTGCTACCTCAGGTTCTGTTGAGGTTGTAGAGGACTCAATTCTTATTACTGGTCCAGACCAAGGTGGTTGCGCTGGTCAACCTCATTGGACAAAGATTGAGACCACAATTCCAGAAGGTGTTAATAGTGTTTCTTTTGATTGGTCGTATTGGACCAATGATGGTTGGTCCTACGACCCACCGCAATACGGAATAAACGGTGTATACACGTTGCTTACACAACAGAACAATGCATCAGGGTCTTTGACTGTGCCCGTAGATGCTGATGATATATTTACATTCAGACAATATTCAACTGATACCTGCTGTGCGCCGGGTCACTTACAGATAAGTAATCTTTCACTATGGGAATTTACAACAACATCCACGACCCCAACAACGACGACAACTACTATTACTGTCCCTTCAACGACTGTCCCTGTCACCAGCACTACTTCTACGACAGTTCCGGAAACCACAACGACAACGATTCAACAAACGACAACAACATCAAGTACGAGTACAACGACGAGCACGACGTCTACTTCAACTACGTCAACCACGACTACTACAACAACAAGTACAAGTATTCCTCAAACAACAACTAGTTCAACTACTACCAGTACTTCCGTACCCCAAACAACATCAACAGTATCAACGACGACCACAACAGAACCACCAGAAGTTCCGACACCAGTTACACAGCCTCAAATAGTTGAGCCAGAACCTGTTGAGCCTTCCGTTCCTGAAGAGCCTGAGATAACCGAGACAGGCACCACAACGACGTCAATAGAGGAAGCCATTCCAGAGGAGACGCTTCCAGAAGAAACAACCACGACAGTTGAAGAAGTGACCACAACAACTGAGGAAGAGACCACAACATCTGAAGCACCTGAAGAAACTAGCACAACGGTAGAACCGGAAGTAGAACTAGATTTAGAGCCAAATTTAGAGCCATTGGTTGACGAGGAAGTAGAGGCTTTGATTGCTGAAGCCACAACCGTAGAAGAACTTCAAGAAGCCCTAGAGGAATTAACCCCTGAGCAGGTTGAGCAGGTTGTTGACCAGTTTCTCGCACAGGAAGAACCACCTACCCCTGAGCAGGCTGTCGCTTTGGCGACCAGCCCAGAGGTGCTGTCGGTTGTGAGCCCACAGCAGGCGGTTGAAATCTTTGAGTCCTTGGATGTGACCGAAATAAGCGAAGAGGAAAAGGATGCGGTCACAGAGGCTGTCCAGTCCGCACCCCTAGAGGTGCGACAGGCATTTGAAGAAACTATTGACATTTTTTCTGATGACTTTGGCGACTATGTTCCACTTGGCTCTTCTGTGCCAGTAGATACCCGTCGCACCCTAATTGCCGTAGCCGCTGGTGCTACAGCCATTGCTGTGTCTTCACGCAAGCCGTAACGAATTGGGCTATTAGCGTGAAGAAACTCCTACCCGAAATCCATGCTTTGACTTGGACACTTGCAGGCACCGGTATGGTGCTTATTACGCTGTCTGGGCAAACCAAGGTTTTGGGTTGGGGAATCACCGTAATAGCCGTGATAATCCATTTACTCGGCGTAATGTTCAAGGAGAACAATGAATAAGGCAAAAGATATTGCAGGCAGAATTGTTGC